GGGGCCCAGTTATGACACCTGCTAATTTTGCATTAATGCAAAAACATTATAAAAGACCTTTTAAATGTATTGTAATACTAAGAGATCTTATGGATGTTTTAGCTAGTTATATGAAATGGTATACTGAAAACCCTGATGCATTTCCTAACCGATTTAATCTTAAAAACGATGATGAAAAATTAAGTATGATAATGAATACCAAAGGAGCCGTTGCAAAAGATCTAGACGCAATTAAGAATGCATTTAATTATCCAGATATATGTTATTTTATAAAGTACGATGATTTAGTTGCACAACCAGAACAAGAGTTTAGAAAGATATATAAGTTTTTAGGTGAACCTTATTTTAACCATAAGTTTGAAGACTTGCAACAAGTAGAAGTTAATGGTATGAAGTACGACGATACTATCGTAGGAAAGAATATGCATAATATAAGATCAGTAGTTAGAAAGGTAAATAATCCTTATATTAATAAAATCCCAGAAAGGATTAGACAGAAATATGGACACATCAGATTTTAATTTTATATTTTTAGGACAATCTGTATTAAAATATCAAGTGCCTTTAGATATTTACAATACAATTAATCATATTTATGAAACAAAATATTCTAAATTAAAATCTGCTAACAAACAGTTAGTTGGTAAAATAGAAAAAGAACACAGTTTATTTTTTAATGGAGAAGATGGTCCTAAAATGACTAAACATAATTATTTACCTTATGATGTATTACAATGGTTTGAAATTAAATTTAAACATTATTTAAATTGGAATAAGATAAATGAATACAAAATACATTTAAATTCTATATGGGTAAATCAAATGTTTGAACACGAATATAATCCAGTGCATATTCATCAAGGATCATTGTTTACAGGTTTATCTAGTGTTATGATTTTAAAACTACCACAAAGTTTTGGTGTAGAATATTCATCACCAGACGCACCACAAAATGGTAGACTACAAATATTAGGATCAACTAATGGTCAATTTGCAAATATAGATTATCAACCAGATATTAAAGAAAGAGATTTTTTTGTATTTCCATATGACATGAGACACTGTGTATATCCATTTAATGGACCAGGGTGGAGAAGAACTCTAGCTGCAAATATGGATGTTGAATATGATTCAGTTAAAAGCAGAGGAGTAAGTTAATGTACGAAAATAGACACATTACAGAACCTAAATGGAAAAGTTGGATAGTTAAAACTACTACACCATTATTTACACCAGACCAGTGTAAACAAATTATAGAGTGTGGTAAACGTCAACCATCACAGCAAGCAAAAGTGGGTATGGGTAAACCAGGTGGTGGAACAGATACAAAGAAAAGAGTTACAACAATATCATGGATACCTTTTAAAGAAATGGGACACATGTATCGTGATCTCAATAATTTTATACAAAAAGCAAATGAAAATCATTTTGGTTTTGGAGACATACAAATCACGGAGAACGCACAATTTACAGAATATCCAGAGGGTGGCTTTTATGATTGGCATATGGACTGTGATGTAAACATGCAACACGAACCACCAGTTAGAAAAATATCAATGACCCTATTATTAAATGATCCAGCAGAGTTTGAAGGTGGACATTTAGAATTAATGTCACCAGGTAGTTTTGGAGAATTAAAACAAGGACATGCTATTATGTTTGCATCTTTTATAAATCATAGAGTTCAACCAGTGACACGTGGTATTAGGCAATCTCTTGTTGTTTGGTTTGGAGGCAAACCATTTAGATGATTAAAGAACAATTTTTTCCAACAACTATATATGGTAAAGATGTTAAATTAGATAATCAATTATTTGCTAATGAAATAATTGAGTGGTCTAAAAAAGATCCAGGAGTTAAAAAAACAAATCGTAATGGTTGGCACTCTACAACTGAAATGCATAAAATACCTGTATTTAAACCTTTAGTAAATGAATTATTTATAATGATGAATGACATATGGAAAGAAGAATGGTTAGATAGGGAACCCATGTTAGGTAATATGTGGGCTAACATAAATCCACCAGGTGGATACAACGCTCCACACATACATCCTAATAGTTTGTTTAGTGGAGTGTATTATATAAAATCACCTAAAAATTCTGGAAATTTAATTTGTAATGACCCAAGACCGGGAGTTCAATTGAATATGCCCGTGAGAAAAACAGGACAACAACCACCAAAACATTTATGGAGAGAGTGTCATTTAGAACCTGTTGAAGGTCGAATTATAATATTTCCGTTTTATCTTTGGCATAGTGTTGAACCTAATCAATCAAATGATACAAGAATATCAGTAAGTTTTAATTTTATACAACATGGCTTTTAATAAATATCACGTAATAAAAAATGCAGTAAGCTACGAGTTAGCTAATTTTATATTTAATTATTTTTTACTAAAAAGAGATGCTGTTGATTTTATGTATAAAAACAATATTACCTATGATAATGGTATGTTAGGAACTTGGACGGATCAACAAATACCAAATACATACTCACATTATGCAGACTTTGCTATGGAAACGTTATTAGTAAAAATGTTGCCTGTAATGGCAAAAGAAACAGGATTAAATTTAATTCCTACATATTCGTATGCTAGAATATACAAAAAAGGCGATGAATTAAAAAGACACAAAGATAGACCTTCTTGTGAGATATCTACTACATTAAACCTTGGTGGTGATCCATGGCCTATATTTATCGACGGTACGGGGTCTGATAACGTCATAGATGAGTATAAGAACATACATAAGCCCAATGCACCCAAAGGCACCAAAGTCTTGCTTGATGTAGGCGATATGCTAGTATATAGTGGATGTGAATTAGAGCATTGGAGAGAACCTTTTGAAGGTAATGTTTGTGGTCAAGTATTCCTTCATTATAACCATGTAAATGGTCCTTTTGCTGAAAACAATAGGTTCGACAAAAGGCCAATGTTAGGTCTTCCGTCTATGACGAAGGCATAATATAATGAGGTTATATGCTACAAAAAATAGGGTTTCAACCTGGTATCAATAAACAGATTACGCCAACAGGAGCAGAAGGTCAATGGATCGACTGTGATAATGTTAGATTTAGATATGGCACACCTGAAAAAATAGGTGGTTGGAAACAATTAGGTGAAAGTAATTTAACAGGTGCTGGACGTGGACTTCATCACTTTGTAAATAGTTTAGGTAGAAAATACGCAATCATTGGTACGAACAGAATTTTATATGCATACTCAGGTGGTGTATTTTATGACATACATCCTATTAAATCTACAACAACGCTCTCAAATGCATTTAGCACGACTAACGGATCATCAACAGTTACTATAACATTTAGTGGTTCTCATGGTATTAATGAATCTGATATTATATTATTAGATAATTTTTCTTCAATAACTAATTCTAATTTTGGTGCATCTGATTTTGACGATAAAAAATTTATGGTAACAACTGTGCCATCAAGCACAACCATCACAATTACAATGCCATCTAATGAAACAGGATCTGGTGCAACAACATCGGGTGGTATTAGAGTACAACACTATTATACTGTGGGTCCAGCTGTACAAGCAAAAGGTTTTGGTTGGTCTTTAGGAACTTGGGGTGGTGAAGAAGTAGGAGCTTTCACTACAACATTATCTGGTGCTATTAATGCTTCAGTTACAACTGGTATTACATTAGCAGATCCATCACAGTTTCCAAGTTCAGGTACAAACTTTATTTTAATAGGTACAGAAGAAATATCTTATACAGGTATTAATGCGTCCAATCAATTAACTGGTGTTACAAGAGGTGTAAGAAACACGACAGCTGCATCTCATGGCGCTGGGGATACGGTGACTAGCACGGCAAATTATGTAGCGTGGGGTGAAGCTGCATCTGGTGACTTAGTATTAGAACCTGGTATGTGGTCGTTAGATAACTTTGGTGACAAAGCAATTTGTTTAATTCACGATAGTGCTGTGTTTGAATGGGATTCATCTTTATCAAATGCAACAGACACAAGAGCTACAATTATATCGGGTGCACCAACAGCATCACGTCACATGTTGGTATCTACACCGGATAGACACTTAGTATTCTTTGGAACAGAAACAACTATTGGAGATACATCTACACAAGATGATATGTTTGTAAGATTCTCGGATCAAGAAGACATAAATACATATGTGCCAACAGCAACCAATACAGCTGGTACACAAAGACTGGCTGACGGATCACAGATCAGAGGAGCAATTAGAGGTAGAGATGCAATCTACGTTTGGACTGACACAGCTTTATTCACACAACGTTTTGTTGGTCAACCATTTACATTTGCGTTCGCACAAGTTGGAACTAACTGTGGACTTGTTGGACAGAATGCATGTGTAGAAGTTGATGGTGCTGCGTACTGGATGTCAGAAAACGGTTTTTTTAGATACGCTGGTAAATTAGAATC